GGATTATTTCATTGGCTCATTAGGTTTTCGTAGCGAAGGTGTGCAAGTTATAGGAGCGTTAAAATATGTAAATAGAGGAAAGTTAATTGTACAAAGACCTGACGTTCCGAAGTTTATTGAAGCACGTTATTCACTAAAACGTAAGATAAAATTACGCATACATGAAAAAGAGGCTTTCTACCACGGTCTATTTTATCTAAGACAGCATTATGAGATTGATGAACTAGTAAAGGAGTGGCAAATAAAATGACAGTTCAAGAACTAATAAATGAGCTAATGCAAATAGAAAATAGAGATGTTAAAGTAGTAGGTATTAGAAACTTTGATGATGAATATTCAGACTATATAGATTTTAGTGAAGTATCTGAATTGATAGATTTCAAAACAAAACAAGCAAAATTTGTAACTATAATGTAAAGGAGTGACAAACAAAATGAGTTATAGTAAGTGTCCTGATATTTTTATGAAGGAAGAGGTATAATGGGCGCTAAATATTATTGTGATAGATGTAATAAGGATATGACAGGAGTTGAAGTAGGGGGAGAATATTGGATACCAGATTATACTAGATCACATATTACAATAGATCAACATGTAGATAATATTTGTGCTGAGTGTTGTATTCATATTATAAAAGAAACGATAATAAGGGAAAAAGGAAAAGTATAATGCGTTGCCATATTACTGATCTCACAAAGTTTTGTAGATGTAAAAGAAAAGCAAAGTATTCCATTATTGAAAAGTTAGAGCCTAAGAAATCAGCAGATCATTTCATTTTTGGTACTGCATTACATTCAGTACTTGAACAATTCTATCAAAATGATAGAAGTCTATCTAGGGATGTTCTTAAGCAGATTGCTAATGAAGAATTATCTAAAGGTTTTATGCCACAAACTTTAGAAGAGAATCTTAAACTAGATAGTTCAATACAATTAATTAATTCTATGATAGATCAATATTTCTATTTTTCATCTATGAATGATGAGGGAATGGAAACAATATCAACAGAAACAGAGTTAACTTTTAAGCATAGTTCAGGTGCTGAAATAGTAGGTAAACCGGATGTTATTGTTGGGCTAAATGGAAAGAAGTATGTATTAGAGCATAAAGGCTTGAAGGATTTTCCTTCATTAGAAAATCTTGAGATGGATATGCAGGTAAGTGCATATTTGTGGTTGTGTAGTGTAAATAATATAGACATAACTGCTTGCTTGTATAATATGATTAGAAAAGCTATACCTACAATGCCTAAAATACTAAAGTCTGGAGAACTATCAAAAGATAAATCACAAAATACTACTTATGATATGTATTGTAGAGTAGCAGCAATTAATGAAATAGATATTCTAGGACCAGAGTATGAAGAAATACTAGAAGTATTAAAAGGTAATGAGTTTGTAAAAAGAGAACGTCTTATAAGAACTAATAGGTATCTTGAAAATACAGGTAATTATATTAGTCAAATAGTAGATGATTTTCTCTATTCATTAGCTAAGAATATTTGGTATCCTAATTATATGGATAAATGTTCTTGGGATTGTTGTTACAAATCACTATGTAGAGTAGAATCAGATGGTGGTGATGTAGAACTAATGAAAGATATGGAATACATAGTAGGAAGAGGTCGTGACTAATAATGGATTTACTTATCGCTGGTTTACAATCACATCCATCTTACGTAAGACAAGCTAGATTATTTCTATCTCCATTAGATAGATATAAAACTAAGTTTGCAGATGAAGTTAAAAAGATTTACGAACAAGAGATTCGTAGACTTGATATGTATTGTATTACTTGTCCAAAAGGATTAGTAAAACCTGATGAAATATTACCTAATGATAAACATCTTAAAGGAATTGAGTTACAGGATTATCAATATCTAGTATCTAAACAATTGATTGATTTATTAAGTGAAACAGATTATGAAGAAGTATTTATTCTGGTAACTCCTAATAGTGATATTGCATTAGCACAATTTAAGAAACTTAAACTATTTAAGGAAAATTGTAAGTATCTTGTAACAGTAGAATGGAAAAGATTCGCAAAAGAGTTACACGCAATTGATCAAAATAGATATAGTCCTAAGTACGACGAATTTTTTCCATTTTAATAGAAAGTAAAATTATGAAATTAGAAGACTTCTGGGATTATGTTGATAAAAAATCAAATATAGAAATAAACATTGAAAAAACTTCATCTATTGGATATACACAAAAAACTAATATAGTTTCTATAGTTGTAGAAAAGGAGTAGATATGCCAAGTATAGAAGATTTGAAAGGTAAAATATTATTAGATTGTAAGAAGATTAAAAATGAAGAGATACATTTTCAAATATCAAAGTGTAAAACATTAATAATGTATCATAAGAATGATTGTTGTGAAAATGTTTATATTGAAGATATTTGTGGTGATTTAAATGATCTTATTGGTAGTGAGATATTAGATGCTAGAGAGGATACTAATAGTACAGATAAACCTTTACAAGAATATCATGATAGTTATACTTGGACATTTTATAATATAATTACGGCCAAAGGAAAGGTAACTATTAGATGGTATGGAGAAAGTAATGGCTATTACTCTGAAAGTGTTAATTTTAAGTGGGAGGAGAAGTTTTAATGGAAGCACTTAAAGTAATAGTATATGGACAAAGTGGTGCAGGTAAGACTGTATTTTTAGGAAGTACTAATGATTGTGAGGAATTACAGCCAGTTCTTCTTATAGATTTTGAGTCTGGGACCTTATCTATTAAATCTAAGATACATAAAATAGATGACATTAAACAAGAACCTGAACCAGGAAAGATTTCTTCCATTAAGATTAAAAGTTGGGCCGATTTTAATCCTATAATTGACTATTTGTATAGTGAGTTTAATGTATACAAGACAGTATTAGTTGATTCTATAACAGAAGTTAACACAATGAATCTTACTACTGTTGTAGAAAAGAATATGAAAAATGCAGGTATGGCAACTCTACAAGATTATGGATTATCAGGCGCCCAAATGAGAGTACTAATTCGTGAGCTTAGAGATTTATCTGACGAAGGAATTAATGTATTCATTTCAGCACTCGCACAAACTACTAAAGATGAAATAACAGGTGCTGTATCTACTCTTCCTTCATTAACAGGTAAACTTGCAGCAGAAATACCTGCTCTCTTCGATATAGTTGGCTATTTACAAATAGATAAAGATGGCAAGAGAGAAATGTTATTTCAAACTGTAGGTAGAATACTTGCAAAGGATAGAACCGAAGGAGGAATGCTTGGCGATAATATGATTAATCCTACTGTAAAGAAAATGCTTGAATTGATTAGTAAGGAGGACAAATAAAGAATCCCATAGTTAGTAGTAATTAATTAAGAGTAGAAAAGAAAGAGGTAAAGAAATGGTACACATAAACACTAGTAATGTAAAGGATATGGAACCTGTACCTGAAGGACCGTATATTGTTGCTATTACCGATGGTAAGCTAAAGCCTACTAAGGCAGGCGATAAGGAAATGATAGCATGGGAATTTACGGTACAAGAAGGTGAGTTTGCAGGTAGAAAGTTATTCACTAATTCTGTATTGACAGATGAATGCCTATGGAGTCTTATGGCTTTGTGTGAGGCAGCAGGTAAACCTATACCAAAGGGTGAGTTAGACTTTGACCCGCTTGATTACTTTGGCTGTCAGTTAGTTGTTAATGCTATACAGAAAGAGTATCCTGAAGGTTCAGGTAAAATGACTAACAATGTTAACTCATTTGCTGCGTATGAGCCTTCAACAAGTAGACGTAAGAAGTAACTAGCCAAACAAAATGAGTAAGTAAACTACTTACGTGCTAGTTATTAAACAAGGTGGGGTATAGAAATATATCCCACCAAATGTATTGGAGTAGTGTAATGGTAACACGGTGTCTTTTGAGGTCACAATTTATGGTTCAAGTCCATACTCCAATGCTATTTAATTTTTATGGGGGATTGGTGGAATGGCATACACGTAGAGCTTAAGCCTCTATACCGTAAGGTTTAAGAGTTCGACTCTCTTATCCCCCACCAAATTTTATTAGAAAAGGAGTAGGAAATGAAAAGCATATTTGAGATCACACAAAAGGAATTATTAACTTTACCAGCTAAAGGTTTATTCATTGGAACTTATTCAAGTATAATATTACTTCCATTAAGAAAACAACATGAAACAGGTTATTCGTATATAGAAATATTTGGATATGATTTAGATAAAGATTTAATAACACGATTAGATAAATTTGATTCTGTTAGAATTATACAAGATAGTGTAATTGATATTTTACCAAAATGTAAATGCACACATATATTCGTACCAGGATGTGATATTAAATTTACAGAATCATGGATACCCAATTTTATAGCTATTCCGAGGAAATATTAATGAGTTTAGTTAACGCTAGTGGAAAAATTTCATTTGATAAGATATTTTATATATGCAAGAATTGTGACACTAAAACACAAGTACATGATTTAGAAATAAATATTAAATTAAAAAATGTATGTCCTAATTGTAAGTCTGATAGAATAAGGAAATGTAGATAATGACTTGTAAACTTTGTGGCTTAAATGAAGAACAGCAATTGTTAGGTAGTGTAGTGAAAAAACCTACCTTTGGTAAAAGGTATGCAGTTGTATCTGATGGAGTAACTTTACAGGACTACTCAGTACAGAAACACAATACATCTACTCAAGGAAAGATAATATGTCAACTATTAAACGATGCAGGAATAAATCCTGATGAAGTATTTTTCACTAATGTATGTTGTTGTACAAGTATAAACAACAGAACTCCTTCATTGAATGAAATAAATATATGCAAGCAACGCATGTTAAATGAGCTAGAAACTTTTAAGCCAGATGTGGTATTGGTTGTTGGTATCAACTCATTACGTGCATTCTTAGGAAATGATGTTAAGAAGATAGAATCGTATCGTGGTATTCCTATTCCATTCAATAATTATTATCTTATTCCTACGTACGATATTGGAATAGCATATAAAGTAAATCCTGATTACTTTATGGATATAGATCGTGATGTCAGAAAGTTAAAATTATCTTTTCCACTTCCTTCCATTGATGATATAATGTATACCGTTGTAGAAAAAGTAACAGATATAATTCATACAACAGATGCGATAGCAGTAGATATTGAATCTACTTCATTAAGTACAGTAGATAAAGGGTACATAACTTGTATAGGAATTGCATATTCAAATAATGAAGCAATTATAACTCCTGGTGAGTTACTTCAAAATCCTGATATAAATGCTTGCTTAACAGATATATTTGAGCACGCATATATTATTACTCACAATGGAATAGCTTTCGATGATTCTTACACTCAACTAAAAGGACTTCTTCCATTAGAAACAGATTTCGACACAATGATTGGACATTATATAGTAGACCCTAGAGTGCCTATGAATGTTCATTCATTAGATAATGTAGCTCGTGAATATTTAGGAATTGCTAATTGGAAGAATGAAGTAAAAAATTATATTAAAGGTGATGGTGCAACTTATGCAAATATACCTAGAGATTTATTGTATAGATATAATGCTCGTGATGTTTGTGCTACATTTGCTATTCACGATTTGATTAAGAGTGAAATAGTATCTGAAAATAAATCAAAATTGCTATTTGAATTAGTTCAACCAGCAGCTAGAGTTCTAGCTAAAATGAAAAGAACTGGTATTCTAATTGATAGATTTAGGTTAATGAAACTAGGATTAGATTTTGGTGATCGTGCTGATAAAATGGATAACGAATTAAGAGTTATTACTGATAATCCAAAATTTAATTCTAACTCTTGGAAACAAGTATGTGCATACTTATACGATGAGTGTAAACTTCCATTAACATTCTATGGAAGATCATCTGATAAGAAAGCATTGAAAATACTTAAAGAAAAGTTTCCTGAGAATGAAGCACTAGAACGTATCACAGGTGCAAGACAATTAAAACATTTTCGATCTACTTATGTAGAAGGAATAATGGCATTATGTGATGATGATAGTATTCTACGAGGAAACATACATGTATATAGTACACGATCTGGTAGACTATCTTCATTCCTTCATACAATACCAAAACATGTAGGTAAAGAAATTAGGTATTCTTTCTTACCTCCACCTGGACGTAAGTTAATTGAAGGTGATTATTCACAACTTGAAATGAGATATGCTGCATATATAACTAATGATAAAGTTTTAATAGATGCTTTCTTATCAGGAGCAGACTTTCATAAACAAACTGCTGCATTTATGTTTCATAAGAAAGTAGAAGATGTAACTGATGAAGAAAGATTTGCAGCTAAGACTATTAACTTTGGTGTTATGTATGGAATGCAGGAAGAGAAGTTAGCTAGAACTCTTAAATGTTCAACAGCAGAAGCTAAGTTATATTTGTTAGAATACGCTAAAACTTATCATGGATTACATGATTGGATTATATCAGTTCAAGAGTTTATAGAAAAGAATAATTATGTTCGTATGCCTAATGGAAGAACAAGACATTTTCCATTAATAACAAGTAAGAATAGATTTGAAGTCTATCGTGAAGCAGTTAATACAATGATACAAGGACCGGCTAGTGATATATGTCTTGCTTCATTAATACGTTTAGACAAAACACTTTTATCAGATACAGATTTACATTTAACTATACATGATAGTATCTTAGCTTCTTCCATTCAATATAATGAAGCAGCAATTTGGCTTAAAAAAGAAATGGAAAATGTTCCTATAGATAGTCCTGTTCCATTTACAGTAGATATAGTAGTTGGTGATAATTGGGGAACTATGCAAGAAAATAAAGAGGAGGATGAAGAAGATGAAGGAACTGATTAATGTTAAAGAAATAATAATTAAGTTTCGTGATTGGTCAATTACTAATCAAATTACATCTGATTATTTTGTAAATGTGAGTGAAGATTTTCTAAATAAAGATATATGGATTAGTATGTTTCGTAGATTACAGACTATTGAAGGAACAACTAAAATAGAATATCCTGCTGATTGGTGGCAAGCAGTAAAACATAGATTTGCATCTAAATGGTTTATAAGAAAGTATCCCATAGTTATGAATGTTATTCATGCTGAAGCAATATTTCCAGAATCACAATTAACATTTCCTGAATCTTTAGGTAAAGCACAATTTATGTTGTTCGTTGATTGTCCTAAAGTTAGTATAGAGGATTTTGAATATGATAAATATAGTAAATGATGATTGTATTGAAGGTATGTCTACAATGATAGAAAAATCTGTAGATTGTATAGTTACTTCTCCTCCATACAATATAGGTGCTAAGTATAATACTTATGATGATTTAATGGGTTATAAACAATATCTTATATTTATGAGGAAAAGTGCGCAAATGATGCGTAAAGTTCTTAAAGAAGATGGAAGTTTATTTCTTAATTTAGGAAATAAGTGTGAATATGTTATAGATCATTTCAAGTCATGTTTTAATATACAGAATACTATTATATGGGTAAAAAGTATTGCTATAGAAGATAGAACTTATGGTCATTTCAAGCCTATTAATTCAGAACGATATTTGAATAATTGTTGGGAATATATTTACCATTTAACTCCTAAAGGAAACACTTCATTATGTCGATTAGCAATAGGTGTTCCTTATACAGATAAAACTAATATTGGTAGATATAGTGATATAGATAAAAGATGTAGAGGAAATACTTGGTTTATTCCTTATGAGACAGTTCAATCTAAAAAGAATCATCCTGCCTCATTTCCATACCAATTAGCTGAAATGTGTTTCAAATTACATGGGGTAAAGTATATTGATTTAGCATTAGACCCTTTCAATGGAATAGGTAATAGTGCTATTGCTGCTAAAAACTTAAATTTAAATTTTATTGGATTTGATATTGACAAAACTTATTGTGAGGTTGCACGTAATGCTATATCCTTATCAAAATAATGGAGTAGAGTTCTTAAAAAGAACTAGACGATGTTTGCTGGCTGACGAACCTGGTTTGGGTAAGACTATTCAAGCTATTACAGCAGCAGAAGAAATAAATGCTAATCGTATACTAATAGTTTGTCCTGCTACTATTAAGCATGTGTGGAAGAATGAAATAGAAGAATGGACTGGAGTTATAGGTAATGTAGAATTACTTAGTGGAGATAGAATGTATCGTGAAGGACAATTACTATCAGAAGCAAAATATACTATTGCTAATTATGATATTCT